ATGCAAACAAAGATAAATTAAAATAATGGGAGTACCAGGAAAAACAAGAGGCCACTCAATAGATATAGTTCTAGGTGGTAGTAGAAATAACAGAGGAATAGATCCTAATAGTAGCATGGCAAATTTTAACGAAGGTTTAAAAAAAGCTGCTGCAGATGGAAAGTTAGATAATAATCCTAAGTTTAAAGCTGCTGTAGAAAACGCTACAATAACTAATAGAGCTGGATCACCAGTCCGTATGATGAACAATAACATGATCAATCAAACTGATATGGGTCAAATGCCTTTTCAAAATGGTGCCATAGTTAACGCTCAAGGCATGAAACAATTTACAGAAGTAAATCCAAATATACCAGGAGCTTTACCAGGAAGTGGTAATGTACCAGGAAACCAATATGTACCAAATCCAGTGGCAAGAATGAAAAATCCAATTGCAAGAACTGAAGGTGAAAAGCCATTTGTTCCTACAGGAACTGTATTGCCAGAACTAGATGTTGAATATAGTCCAAGTGGTAGTGGTAAATCTTATAATGCGTCTACAGGTGAAGAAAGAGACTCTACTAAGGTTGAAATGGAAGAACAAAGAAAAACAAACATGAGTAAAGGAGATGGAAGAGTAACTACTTCTTATGTAGATCCAAACACTGGAGAAAAGAAAAAACTAGGAAGCCTTCTTAAAGCTTCATTTTAAAATATAAAAAAATGTCAGGAAAAGATATAAGCCCAAAACAAAAACCATTAGGCGAAAGAACTATGGTTTCTAGAGACGAAACAATTAAAACAACTTTAAAAATTGATAATTGCGAATACAAAGGAAACGCAGTTTTAAACGCTAACAAATGATTGGTATAGAAGATTTAAAGTTATATTGTTTAAATATAACTTCATTTACAATCGCAAGTTTAGATTGGATGGAACCAATATTAGAAGTAATACTGCTATTAATGACTATAGGTTACACGGCTCATAAATGGTGGAAGCTAAAAAATAAGTAATGAAGAAGTTTAAAAAGCGAAGAGACATCAGCACTATGGTAAGCATGGTAGGTAAAATAAAAAATCCAGCTGATGAAACTGTAGCTAACTTAAAGTCTATAGAAGACATGTTAGGCAGTGATGAAAGCGGTTATATAGTTCCACCTATTAGTTCTAATATAAGTAAAGCTGAACCAGATGAAGTAAAACCTGGCAAGAAAAAAGATAATTCTTTAACTGGAGAGCAAAAGAAAACATTAGAAGGAGCTATAGAAACAGGTGATAAAAAAGCTATTAGAAAATCTGGTGCTGCTGGTAAATATAAAAGAGCAGCTAAGCAAGATTTAAAAGCAAAACAAAAGCAAGATATAGATAAGGCTTCTGAAACTTTAAAGTTGGTAGGAGAAGTTAATAGACTAAATCCGACATCATGAGAAATATTAAAGAGATAATTATTCACTGCTCAGCTACAAGAGAAGGCCAAGATATAAGTGTAGACACAATAAGAAAGTGGCACGTAGAAGGTCGAGGCTGGTCAGACATAGGCTATCATTTCTACATTGACATAAATGGAGACATACAAAGTGGTAGAGATATAGCTAAAATCGGGGCTCATTGCAAAGGGCACAATCGTAATTCTATAGGAATTTGTTATTGCGGAGGCGTTGAAGAAGATGGCAAGACCCCGAAAGATACTAGAACTGAAAAACAAAAAGACGCTTTACTGTCAGTGCTTTATACTTTAAAAGCAATGTACCCTGAAGCTAGTATATATTCACACAACGAGTTTGCTAATAAAGCATGCCCGTCATTTGATGCAACTAATGAGTACAAAGATCTCTGAAAACACCAACATACAACTTGACTTAAAAACTGTAGTAGCTATAATAATGGTTACAGCCTCTTTTGTAGGTATGTATTATACATTGCAAGCAGATATTGAAGAAGCTAAAAAGCTACCACCTATAGAAGTCACTCGTTTAGAATATGAACTAAAAGAAGAGTGGAACGAGAAAATGATTATGCAGTTGAAAGATCAAGTAGAAATGCTAGAACAAACTCAAGATATATTAAAGGAAGAAATTAGTATAACTGCTAGTATGATTAAAGATGGAACGGAAGCTGATGGTAAATTAGAAGAGCTTAATAGACAGTTAGAAGAATTACAAAACAAAAAACCTAGTACTAGAGTTATAGTAAAGGAAGTTAAAGTTGATAAAAAAGGTAGAAAACTTTAAGCAATGAGTAAAAAAAAGAAAATAAAGAAAACAGTAAAAAAACTAAGAGAAGTTGAAGAGCAATTAGGTGGCGCTGTTGTTGCTCATGGTAATCAGCAAAAAGTTGTAGGAGACACGGCAGATGCGTTAGAAAGTGGTAGTGTAGCTGCTAAAATAAAAAGAACTAAAATATCTCCTGCTTGTAAAGCTGCTGCTAAAAGAAAATTTAAAGTATGGCCTAGTGCTTATGCTAGTGGGTGGGGTGTTAGATGTACTAGAAACCCAGGTAAATATTTAGGTAGAAAAAAGAAATGAAAAAGCGTGGCGGTGAATATCGCGGCACGTTAAAAGCTAGAATAAATAAATTGTATGGTGGTGATGTAACTTGTGCTAAAGTTAAAAAACTTAAGTCAAGAAAAGAAGCTACTAAACGAGATGTGCAACTAGCTAATTGGTTTATTAACATGCATAACTGTAAAATATAATGGCAAAGAAAAGACCTGAGTGGAAAGACAGCGAGTACGCAGATGCCAAAGGCAAGTTTAAAGAGTTGTCATGTGGTGACTTAGCCAGCTGGTTAATTAAATCTAGAAAAGGAAACAAAAAAGCTATTGTTGGTTCTTTAAATCAACAAATAGTTTTTAATAGAAAAAAGAATCCTAGCTATGCTAAAAAAATGAAGTGTGCTAGAAACGCAGCTATGAAAAAATTAGGCAGTGGCAAAGAAAAATAAAGATCCAAAAGAAGGCACTGGTAAAAAACCTAAAGGCTCTGGTAGAAGATTATATACAGATGAAAATCCAAAAGATACTGTTGGTATTAAGTTTGCTACGCCTGCCGATGCTCGTGCTACTTGCAGTAAAGTTAAAAAAGTTAATAAACCTTTTGCTAGAAAAATACAAATACTAACAGTAATGGAACAGCGTTCTAGGTTTGGCGGAAAACCAGAGCAAGCTAAAATAGCTAAACGATGTAAAGCATCTATAAGAAGATTATATGGTAAAAAAGATTAAAGGTGGTGGCACCAAGAAAGTCTGTCTACCTGCTAGCAAGGTAAGATCAATGAGTAAAGCCGAGAGAGATGCTGTTGTTAGAGCTAAAAGATCTGCTGCTTCGCAGGGTAAATATAAAAGATCTAGCAAAAGCTTTGTTAAAGGAGCTCGTAAAAAAGGTGCTACACTTAGAGACTGGTTTCAAAAAGAAAACTGGATTAATGTTGCTACAGGCGAGCCTTGTGGCGCTTCATCTAAAAAGAAAAAGAAGTAATGGCTGTAGATAAAAAAACACTAAAGTGTAATAAACCTAAAAGAACACCTAGTCATAAGACTAAATCTCATATAGTTAAAGCTTGTGCTGGAGGTAAAGAAAAAATTATTAGATTTGGTCAACAAGGTAAAAAAGTTAATTCATTGTCTGGTACAGCTGGAAAACCTAAAGCTGGTGAGTCTGCTCGTATGAAAGCTAAAAGAAAAAGCTTTAAAGCAAGGCATGCTAAAAATATAGCTAAAGGTAAAATGTCAGCTGCTTATTGGGCGGATAAAGTTAAATGGTAATGAAAGATAGAGGACTTGGCGATACAATTGAAAGATTTACAACTGCTACAGGTATAAAGCGTATAGCTGATATGATACCTGGCGGTTGTGGTTGTGATGATAGGAAAGATTGGTTTAATAAAAACTTTCCTTACAATACTAAAAATAACAGAGTAAAATACGATTAATGGCTTTTAAAATGAGACCACCATACATTGTGGATAACACGCCTGTGTATCACAAAGACGAACCGCCTAATGTTATGGGTAGGGCTCATAAAAATGGAGCTATAACAATAGACTTAGATATTCAAGTTGGTAGTAAAGAGTATGACAAAGTGCGAAAGCATGAGGATGTACATGTTGATCAGTTTGAGTTATTTGAAAAAACTAATGGTAAACGAGGTTTAAATTATACCGCAGATACCGTTACTTGGAACGGGGAAGTTTACCCTAGAAAAAATGGAAAAATAAAATACAATGGAAAATGGATGATCGATGGTCACCCATCTTTTCCTTGGGAACAAGAAGCATATAATAACGAAAAATAAAAAATCATGCCTGGTAAAGCAATGACATACAAAAAAGAGTTTGAAGCCATAACTAAAAAAGTACATACTATGGCAATGAAAACTTACAAAGAAGCATATAAAGATGCCGACAAAAGTAAATATAAAACTTTTGCAGACTTTGAGAAAGCTGCTAAAGCTTATAACACTAAAAAATACGGAACTACAGAACCAACAAAAACTGCTAAAGAAAAAGGAATAAGTAAAGAGGAACTTGCTAAAACTAAATCTGATAGCAAAGTTAAAATGGATCCAATAAAAGCTAAGCCAATAGCACCTGTTAAGCCAAAAGCTCCTAAAGCTAAAACTACTATGCAAAAAGCTGAAGACGCTATTAAAGCTGGAGATGCTAAAGGCGCTAAGCAAGCTATCAAAGACTCTGACATGAAGGGTAAAGTTAAAAGAAAAGTTAAAAGAGTTGCTGCTCAAGAAGCTAGAAAAACTAAAAGAGCTTCAAATAAAACTGATAGAATTAACAAGAAGATAGATAAACTAGAAGGTAAAAAACCTGAAAACAAAGCTATGGCTTCTGATAAACCAAGTGAAAGGAAAAAATTAAGAAAAGCTAAAAAACTTGTTAAAGAACGTAGCGCTGATGGAAAAGTTAAAAATTATGCAGAAAATGCAGCAGTAGCATCTGACATAGCTTTAGATACTAGTCCAGGATCAACTTATTCTAAACTACTCGGATCAAGAGCTTATAAAAAAAATGAAGCAGATCAAAGAGGAAAATCTGTAAGACAAATGAAAAAAGAATCAAAAGAAGAAACAGTAAGTAACAGATACGGTGGAGGTGAAACGCCTGCTGCTTATTTTAAGCAAAAAATTAAGTATAACAATTCTGCTAAAGGTATTGCTATTAGAGTTGCTGCTGATGAAAAAGATAAGAAAAATGCTAGCAAAGCAGGTAAGAAAAGACTAGATAAAGATATTAGCTCTATGATTAGCCATGCTAACATGAAAGATACTATGGCTATGAATTACAAAACTAATACTATGCGTTATGATACTAATGCTAAGCGTTATGATAGTATGGCTGAAAAACATCACGGTGGTATGCCTAAAATGAAAACTAATCAAGATGGTGGTGGTTATGCTGCTAAAAATATGGCTGCACCTGGTAAGCAACTTAAAAAACTAGGAAGCATATTATCTAAGCATTTCAAAAGTAATAGATAAATATTATGGCTTTTAAATTAAAATTCCAAGGAAAATCAAAAGAACTTTACGGATCAGACAACCCAATGGTCCGTAAAGGTCTTGTTACTCCAACTTATTTAATGGAAGGCCCAGGTGATAAAGTTAAAAAAGTTGAGAAAAGTGCTGATAATAGAGCGACTGAAAACTTAAAAAGTAGTAAAAAAGAAATAGTATCTACTACAAAAACTAAAGGTACAGACGAAAAAGGAGATTATATAGAAACAGAAGTTTTATCTAAAAGAAAAGGTGAAGGAACTGACAGAGATGCTTGGAACGAAAATAGAGATAACGTAAAAAGCAAGTATAAATCTTTTGAAGATTTTACAGCAGCTGCGGAAGCTTATAGACAAAAACAAGAGTTAGAGTCTGAAAAAAGCAGAGAGTATATAAATAAACCTAAAACAGTTGAAACACAACCTAAACAAGACGCTAAACCTTCAGCAGATCAAATAGGTACTGAGTTGTACAATAGGATATATTCTCAAGTTAGAGATAAAAGAGTTTATGACCCAGAGTTAGGTTATAAAAGACCTAAGACAAAAGAAGAAATATTAAGAGAAGGGCCTAGTGAATTAGTTGCGCAATATAGAAACGCTACTAAAGCTAAAACAGATAACACTGTTGTAATAGGCAGCACAGGAGATGCTGACAGGATTAAAAATGTAGTAACAGATCAGTTAGAGCAAAAGACTGTCTCTAATGCGTTAGATCCTGCTACTATTATTAAAGGAGCTATGATGGTTAAAAACTTAATAGGTAAAAAGAAAGACAAGTAATGGAAAGCAAAAAAACTTTCAAAGAAACTAAGATCGGAGCTTTTTTGGCTAGCAAAGCGCCTAAAGTTTTAGAAGCTATTGGCGACGTATTACCTGATCAAGGCGGTCTTGGTGTAGTAAAAAATCTTATAACAAGTGATAATAAGATCAAGGCTGTTGATAAAGAGCAGGCTATGAAGCTGATAGAACAAGACTTGCAAGAGTTAAAAGAGGTTTCAAGTAGATGGAGAGCAGACATGAAGTCAGACTCTTGGCTAAGTAAAAACACTAGACCTTTTAAAAACATTACTGGTAACAGTTTATGTAGCATACTTCGGAAGTCGTGGTGCTGAAAAAATAACAAAAATAAATAAATAAAATGGCTGGATCAATAGAAATAGATATTGCTGGACTAGAAGGTAACATGGCTGCTGAGCCAAGACGATTTGCTCACTCTGCTAATGCTATAACAATAGCTAGTGGAACTGGGAAAAATGACGTAGCTCAAGATGTACTACCTACACCTGCTGCTGATGAAGTAGCTGTGCTACACAGAGGAGCTTGCTTATATGTAGGCGGAACAGGTAATGTTAAAGTATTATTAGAAGGAGATACTACACCTGTTAAATTTGTAGGCGTACCTACTGGTACTTTTATGCCTGTACTTGTTAAAAAAATATATGGCAAAGATGGAACTGATGGTACTACTGCTACTGAAATATTAGCGTATTATTAATGATAACTCAAAGATTTAACACTCATCTTCCTTGGAGAATGAGTGGGAGAGCTAAAAATAATCATTTTTTTGGCTTTGCATTTTTATTAAATTATGTTTGCGATAACTTACCTGATTACGGTAAAGCTTTAGAAGTAGGTAGCTACATGGGTGAGTCGACTCAAATGATAGCTGCTAGTGGTATATTTAGCGAGATACATAGTGTTGATCCATTCAAAGGTACTGAAGAGTTTAATAAAGAATTTGGTTATACATGGTCAAAAGTTAAATCAGAGTATAATAAAAATACAAGATACTTTAACAATATATACCATCACCAAGGTTATAGCTATGATGAAGTGCCTAAGTTTCCAAACGGTGAGTTTGAATTTATATACATAGACGCAAGTCACAAGTATGAAGATGTAAAAAAAGATATTGAATTATGTCTACCAAAGCTAAAGTATAAAGGCATAATTGCTGGCCATGATTACAGTTGGTCAGACGTCAAAAAAGCAGTTGACGAAAAATTTAACCCAGAAGAAGTAATAGTATTTTTAGATTCTTCATGGGCATATATTAAAAATTAAATTAAATTAAATGGCAAATAAAATAACTAAAAAAGAGTTATCTGAAGTAAAAGAAGTTTCTAATAATTTTAACAATACACTTTATCAACTAGGCCACATGAGGCTTGTTGAAAACGAACTACTAATTAAAGCTGCTCAAGAAAGATCAGTTGTAGAAAATGTAAAAAAGAAACTTCAAGATAAGTATGGTAATATAGACGTTGATCTTAAAACAGGAGAATACAGTGAAAATAATAAGGAAGATTAGTATAGGCTCTGACTATAAAAATGATGCTATGCATTATTCTACTGGTCAGGAAGTATACGGTGGACATACTATTAGCGATATTCTTTTTGAAGACAATGATCAGTCTTATAATATATTCATTGAGAAAAACAATGAAGTATTACCTTGGAAAAAGTTTAATCGTAATATGGCTATATCAGTTGAATACGATTTAAAATACTAGTGAAAAGTTTATATCAATTTATAATAAAACCTTTTAACGACAGGTATGATAATACAAAGAAGATCGATGATAAAACCCTCATTGTTAACACTAGTATTGAAGATCATAAGTTTGTTAGTAAGAAAGCTGTTGTCGTTTCTACGCCTGCAGCTTTTAAAACTAAAGTAAAAACAGGTGATATAGTATATGTACATCATAATATATTTAGAAGATATTATGATATAAAAGGTATTGAAAGAAACAGTGGAACATATTTTAAAGATGATCTTTACTTTTGTTCTCCTTTTCAAATATATATGTATAATGGCAATAGCCATTTAAATTATTGCTTTGTTAAACCTATTTTAAATAAAGAGAAATTTAGCATTAGTAAAGAGCAACCTAATGTTGGTATAGTTAAATATAGCAATAGTTCCTTAGAAGCTCTTAAAATAACACCTGGGACACTTATTACGTTCACGCCTAACTCTGAGTTTGAGTTTATTGTAGAAGGTGAACGACTTTATTGTATGAAATCAAATGATATAGCTTTAATCCATGAATACGAAGGAGACGAGAAAGAATATAATCCGAGCTGGGCGTAAAGCTGTAGACGAGTTAATTAAAGTAGCAGAAGAGCAAATTATAACTAATGACTCAGATGACTTAGCAGCAGATAGATTAAAAAATGCTGCAGCCACTAAAAAGCTTTGTATTATGGACGCATTTGAAATACTACAACGTATAGAAGAAGAAGAGAACATTTTAAAAGGTTTAGAAAATAAAAGAGAAATTAAACCATTTAAAGGTTTTGCAGAAGGGAGAAGTAAATGATTTACGAACAAACTCTTTGGAAAGAAATTAAAGACGTTGTAAATCCTAAAATATTAGCTAAAAACAATAGGTTTAAAAAATGGGAGTATGGTTATAACTCTGATTATGATTTTATAGTAATAAGTAAAACAGGACAAATTGGACAAATCATTGAAATACAAAATCTCCGCATCGCTTTACCAGCAGCAGATGAACCGTTTAAACGAAGTAAAAACAAAAAGGAACAACGCTGGGAAAGATTTGAATATCCAAAAGAATTACAAAGAATAAAGACTAGATTTGACTGGGAAGAGCATTCTGTAACTTTTAAAGAAAAATGGTACGATTATATTGACAATGAATTTACTAGACGAGAACAGGGATTTTGGTTTTATAATGATGGTATTGCTACTTACATTACTGGTACTCATTACATGTACTTGCAATGGTCAAAAATCGACGTTGGAGCACCAGATTTTAGAGAGTCAAACAGACTCTTCTTTATATTTTGGGAAGCATGTAAAGCAGATAAAAGATGTTACGGTATGTGCTACCTTAAAAACAGACGATCTGGATTCTCTTTTATGTCAAGCGCGGAACTTGTCAACCAAGCTACAATATCTTCCGATGCTAGATTCGGTATACTTTCCAAGTCTGGAGCCGATGCCAAAAAAATGTTTACAGATAAAGTTGTCCCAATATCCGTTAATTATCCGTTTTTCTTCAAACCAATTCAAGACGGTATGGATAGGCCAAAGACTGAGCTGGCATATAGGGTTCCGGCATCCAAACTTACTAGAAGAAAGTTGGAAAATAATGAACAGCTCACAGAACTAGAAGGACTTGATACAACTATTGATTGGAAAAATACAGGTGATAACTCTTATGATGGTGAAAAACTAAAACTATTAGCTCATGATGAAAGTGGCAAATGGGAAAGACCTGACAATATATTAAATAATTGGAGAGTTACAAAAACTACGTTAAGACTAGGATCTAGGATTGTAGGTAAATGTATGATGGGCTCAACATCAAATGCATTAGATAAAGGTGGAGACAATTTTAAACACTTATACTACAATTCAGACGTTACAAAAAGAAATAAAAACGGACAAACAACTTCTGGACTCTATAGCTTGTTCATACCTATGGAGTGGAACTACGAAGGATTCATCGATACTTATGGATCACCTGTCTTCGTTACTAGCGAAAATAGAGTCGAAGGAGCTGACGGTTACGAAATTACAACAGGAGTTATTGAACATTGGAAAAATGAAGTTGAGGGATTAAAGCATGATCAAGATAGTTTAAATGAATATTATAGACAATTTCCAAGATCAGAAGCTCATGCGTTTAGAGATGAAAGTAAACAAGCTCTTTTTAATATAACAAAAATATATCAACAAATAGATTACAACGAAGAGTTAAACAATATAGCAAACATAACTCAAGGTAATTTTACTTGGAATAATGGGATAAAAGATACTACAGTAAGTTTTATACCAAGCAATAATGGTAGGTTTTTTGTTAGCTGGGTACCTCCTCATAATTTACAAAATAAAGTAATAATTAAAAATGGAACAAAATATCCTGCTAACGAACACATTGGAGCTTTTGGCTGTGACAGTTACGACATTAGCGGTACTGTGGATGGTAAAGGTTCTAAAGGAGCTTTACATGGATTAACAAAGTTTTCTATGGAAGATGCTCCATTTAATCAGTTTTTCTTAGAATATATAGCTAGACCTCAGACAGCTGAAATATTTTTTGAAGATGTATTAATGGCTTTACATTTTTATGGCATGCCTATACTTGCTGAAAATAACAAGCCGAGATTATTATACTATTTAAAGCGAAGAGGTTATAGAGGTTTTAGCATGAATCGTCCTGATAAATTAGCTAATAAACTATCTACAACTGAAAGAGAAATAGGTGGTATACCTAACTCAAGCGAAGATATTAAACAAGCACATGCTGCTGCTATAGAGACTTATATAAACGATAATGTAGGCAGAATAAAAGAAGGTTATGGTTCAATGTATTTTCAAAGAACTTTAGAAGACTGGGCTAAATTCAACATTAATAACAGAACTAAATATGATGCTACTATAAGTTCTGGTTTAGCTATAATGGCTTGTAACAAAAATAAATATAGACCTGCGCCTAAAAATATTATTAAGTCTTTTAACTTAGGTTTTAAAAGATATAACAATGATGGCAATATTTCTAAAATAATAAAATAAATAAATGCAAATTTCTTACACAAGTAATAGTTCTTTTCCAGATCAGGTTGTACCAGCTGCAGAAAAAGCTACTTTAGAGTATGGGCTTGCCGTAGGCAGAGCTATAGAAAGTGAATGGTTTAAAAACTATAGAGGTGGAGTAAATGCTCCTGGCTATGCTGTTAATTTTAACGAGTTTCATAATTTAAGGTTATATGCTAGAGGTGAACAACCAGTACAAAAATATAAAGATGAGCTAGCTATAAACGGTGATTTAAGTTACTTAAACTTAGACTGGAAACCTGTACCTGTTATTGCTAAATTTGTAGATATTGTTGTTAATGGTATATCTGGTAGAAACTATGAGATAAACGCTTTTGCTCAAGATCCTGTTTGTTCAAGACAAAGAACAGATTATGCTGTTGGATTAATGACTGATATTGTAGCTAAAGATTACTTAACTGAAGCTAAACAAATATTAGGTGTAAATGCTTTTAATTCTGAAAATCCTGATGCAGCGCCACAAGACAAAGAAGAACTAGCAATACACTTGCAAATGGATTTTAAACAATCTGTTGAAGTTGCAGAAGAAGAAGCTATAAACTATATATTAGAAAATAATAAATACGATTTAACTAGAAGAAGACTAGCTTACGATTTAACTGTTTTAGGTATTGCTGCTGTAAAAACTAGATTTAATGAAGCTGAGGGTGTTACTGTAGATTATGTAGACCCAGCAGCTATGGTTTATTCTTATACAGATGATCCTAACTTTGAAAACTTATATTATGTAGGAGAAGTTAAATCTGTTTCTATACCAGATATTAAAAAGCAGTTTCCACAGTTAACTGATGAAGAACTAGAAACAATACAAAAATATCCAGGTAATCCAGAATATTTAAGAAACTGGAATGGTAGATATGATGATTTAACTGTACAAGTTATGTATTTTGAATACAAAACTTATCATGATCAAGTATTTAAAATTAAGAAAAACGCTTTTGGGTTAGAAAAAGTATTAGAAAAGCCTGACACTTTTAATCCACCTGAAACTGAAAACTTTGAGGTAATTACTAGGTCAATAGAAGTATTGTATAGTGGAGCAAAAATACTAGGACATCCTATGATGTTAGAGTGGAAGCTAGCTAAAAATATGACTAGACCTACTGGTGATACTGTTAAGGTTAATATGAATTATAATATATGTGCACCAAGATTATACAAAGGTAGAATTAATTCATTAGTAAAAAGAATAACAGGCTTTGCTGATATGATTCAACTTACACATCTTAAAATACAACAAGTGCTGGCTAGAACAGTTCCTGATGGTGTATTTTTAGACATGGACGGATTAGCCGAAGTTGATTTAGGCAATGGTACAAAGTATAATCCAGCCGAAGCGTTAAACATGTATTTCCAAACTGGTAGTATTGTAGGTAGAAGTTTGACTCAAGAAGGTGATCCTAATAGAGGTAAAGTACCTATACAAGAGTTACAGACTGGAAGTGGTGGCGGAAAAATAGGAACTTTAATACAGACTTATCAGTATTATTTACAAATGATAAGAGATGTAACAGGATTAAATGAAGCGCGAGATGGTAGTACGCCAGATAAAAACTCATTAGTAGGTTTACAAAAACTTGCTGCAGCTAATAGTAATACAGCTACTAGGCATATATTGCAAGCTCAATTATTTTTAACATTAAGAACTTGTGAAAATATATCATTAAGAGTTGCTGATGCGCTGCAATACCCATTAACTAGACAAGCTTTAGAAAATAGTATATCAGAATATAATGTAGGTACTTTAGATCAATTATCTAAAATAAACATACATGACTTCGGTATATTTTTACAATTAGAGCCAGATGAAGAGGAAAAAGAACAACTTGAGCAAAATATTCAAATCGCTTTAAAAACTAATTCTATAACATTAGAAGACGCTATAGATATAAGGAATGTTAAAAATCTAGCTTTAGCTAATCAAATGTTAAAATATAGAAGAAAGAAAAAAGCACAAGCAGATCAACAAGCTGCACAAGCTAACATACAAGCACAAGCTCAAGCGAACGCTCAAACAGCTGAAAAGGCTGCGCTAGCTGAAATGCAAAAACAACAAGCGCTAGCCGAAACACAAGTACAAATAGAACAAGCTAAATCTCAGTTCAATATAAATAAAATTGAAAGAGAATCTCAAATGAGAAAAGAAGAGATGGAGTTAAAGTTTAGATATGACATGCAGTTAGCTCAGCTTGATGTAGGTTTTAAGAGAGAAAAAGAAAAACTAATTGAAGATCGTAAAGATCAAAGAACAAGAATATCAGGTACTCAACAAAGTGAAATGATTAGTCAGAGAAAAAATGATACGCCTCCAACTAATTTTACTGAAACAGAAAATCCTGATGGATTAAACTTAAGTGCATTTAATATGCAATAAGTATTTTTTAACTATTATATTATATTATGTCAACAACAAAACAAGAGCAAGAGGCTTTGCCTTTGAAAATAAAAAAGCCTTCTTTAAAAAGAAACAACGATCAAGTATATAAACTTGATATGAATAAAAAACCAGAAGAAAAAGAAAAAGAAGATGCCGTTCCAGAGCAAAGCACAGGAAGTTTGGATGAGGATAAACAAACCACAGATGTGGAAAAAGTGGAGGAAAGAGCACCCGAACCAAGTGTTGAGCCGGTTGCCGAAGAAAAAAAAGAAGAAGTAAATCCTTTAGAAGAAATTACTCCTGAAGAAAATAAAGAAGAAGTTGTACAAGAAATTGTACAAGAGCATAAAGAAGAAACACCAACTAAAAAGCTTCCAGAAAATATAGAAGCTTTAGTAAGTTTTATGGAAGAAACAGGTGGTACTATTGAAGATTATGCTAGATTAAATAGAGATTATTCACAGTATAATGAAGATGCTATACTTAATGAATACTACAAAAGAACTAAACCACACTTAAATCAAGAAGAAATTAACTTTATAATGGAAGATAATTTTAAAATTGAAGAAGATGTGGATGATGAGCGAGAAATAAAAAAGAAAAAACTTGCTTATAAAGAAGAAATTGCTAAAGCCAAAAACTTTTTGGAAGAAACAAAGAGTAAATACTACAAAGAAATCAAGTTGAGATCTAGTGGTTTAACTCCAGAACAACAAAAAGCTATGGACTTTTTCAATAGACACAACAAAGAACAAGAAAAAGGAGCAAAGAATAGGGAAATATTTCTTAATAGCTCTAATAAGTTATTCAACGAAGAGTTCAAAGGTTTTGAATATTCAGTTGGAGAAAAAACTTTTAGATATAACGTAAACAACCCTAGTGATATTGCTAAAAAACAATCAAATTTAAATAGTTTGTTTCAGAAGTTCTTGAACAAAGATGGTGCGATTGGTGATGCTAAAGGTTATCACAAAGCTTTATATACAGCACAAAATCCTGATAGAATTGCTTCTCATTTTTACGAACAAGGTAAAGCCGATGCTATAAGAAGTATGACGTCTAAATCAAAGAATATTGGTGAAGATGTTAGACCTCAAGCAAATGGTGATATGTTTATAAATGGGTTGCGAGTAAAAGCGATTAGTGGTGTAGATAGTTCTAAGTTGAAATTTAAAATAAAAAAATAACAACTAAAAACATAAATTATGGCTTTTGCTACAAGTGGGTCTTTTCCCGCAAGTTTAGTTCCAGCTCAAACTAGATTAGCTCTACATACAAACTATTTAACGTTTGATGGAAGTACAGGTAGTTTTGCTCAGCAATACTTACCAGAGCTTTATGAAGCTGAGGTGGAACGTTATGGAAACAGAACAATTGGTGGTTTCCTAAGAATGGTCGGCGCAGAGATGCCGATGACATCGGATCAAGTAATTTGGTCTGAACAAAATAGATTACATATTGCATATAAGTCTTGTACTGTTGCTGCTCCAGGTGGGTTAGCTGATGCTGATATTACTCTTACTATTGATTTAGCTGTTGCGCAACCAGATATTGCTGCTGCTGACAGAAGAGGTGCTATCAGACAAGGACAAACAGTATTAATTTCTGATAATGCAACTGGATTAATCGTACAAAAAGGTTTAGTACAAGCTGTTTCTGGTGCTACTCTTAATGTGTTAAACGTTAAGTTTTATGGTACTGCTGCTAATTCTTTACCTGTAACTGCTGGTGGTTGTAACGTATTTGTTTACGGCTCTGAGTTTGGTAAAGGTTCAATTGGTATGCAAGGATCTATTCAGCCTACTTTCACTCAATTTTCTAACAGACCAATGATACTTAAAGATAACTTTGAGATTAATGGTTCTGATACTGCTCAAATTGGTTGGGTTGAAGTTGCTACAGAAGACGGTCAATCAGGTTATTTATGGTATTTAAAGTCTGAGTCTGAAACAAGACTAAGATTTGAAGATCAGTTAGAGATGGCTATGGTTGAATCTGAAAATATGTATAACGCTGCTTATACTGAAGCTGGTAATGCTGTACAATACCAATATGGTGGAGCTAACAATGCTGCATTAACTACTAACATTCAAGGTTCTGAAGGTTTATTTGCTGCTATCGAAGCAAGAGGTAACGTATACTCTGGTTTTGCTGGTGCTGCTGCTCCTGGTTCAGGTGCTTTAGGTGATTTTGATGAAATACTCAAAAACTTAGATAAGCAAGGTGCTATTGAAGAAAACATGTTATTCTTATCAAGATCTACTGCTCTTGACTTTGACGATATGATTGCATCTGTAAATGGAGCTTATGCTTCTACACAAGCTGCTTCTTTCGGATTATTTGAGAATGATGGTGATATGGCATTAAACTTTGGATTTTCAGGATTTAGAAGAGGTTCTTATGACTTCTATAAAACTGACTGGAAATACTTAAATGATGCTTCATTAAGAGGACTTGACAAAGAAATCGACGGTGTATTAATACCAGCTGGTACTACTACAGTGTACGATCAAATGTTAGGATCTAATATAAGACGTCCTTTCTTACATGTAAGATATAGAGCTTCTGAAACTGAAGATCGAAGAATGAAGTCTTGGATTACTGGTTCAGTTGGTGGTGCATACACTGACACTCTAGATGCTATGACTGTAAGTTTCTTATCTGAAAGATGTTTAGTAACTCAAGCTGCTAATAACTTCGTGTTATTTAAAGGAGCTTAATTATTGTTTAACATTTAAAAGATAGAAATTATGGGACACATAAAATTAGCAAATAGTATCTGCCGATGGTGTAGGTTCAGTTAAATTAACATCGAACAAAGTAGTCATAGGATATATGGCTAATAAAGAAGTACAAATAACAGGTGCTTCTAACTTAACTGCTGCAGATGTTTTTACTGTTGTAAAAGCTATTGATGTAATGGAAGGCTGTTCAGGGCCAGCTCCATTAACAGAGTTAAGTTCTAAAGTTACTGCTACAGATATTGAAGCATTATCTTAAACTAAAAAATAAGATCCCGCTTCGGCGGGGTCTTTATTAATTATTATATTATATTATATTATGGAAACAAAAGTAAAAAAGACTCCAGAGAAAAAAGATAATTGGGAGTATAAAGATAGAAATTATTATCTATTAAAAAACAAAATGCCTTTAACTCATACTATACCTAGTAGACATTCTGCTAGATACCCTTTAGTATGGTTTGATAAAGAAAAAGGTTACGAAAGAGAAATGAGATATGCTAGTAATCATAAAAGCATATTTGTTGATGAACAAAAAGGTAACGTAACTTTAGCACATATTGTTTTTGAAAAAGGACATTTACAAGTTCCTAAAGAAAAAAGAAATTTACAAGAGTTCTTAGCTAAACATCCACATAATGGTATTATATTTACAGAGTTTGATGCTGTAGTGGAAGCAGAAGACCATTTTGATTGGTTAGAACTAGAACTTGCAGCTTCTAATATGGCTTATGAGATGGATATTGATAAAGCCGAAGCTATATTAAGAGTTGAAAAAGGGTCAAGCGTAAATGCATTATCTTCTAAAGAATTAAAAAGAGATTTATTAATCTTTGCTAAACAGCAACCTAAGTTGTTTTTAAATCTTGCTGAAGATGAAAACGTTGAATTAAGAAACTTTGCTATCAAGGCGGTTGAAGCTAAGATTATTACTTTAGCTGACGATAATAGAGTATTTAAATGGACTAGTAATGGTAGAAAATTAATGACAGTACCATTTGAAGAAAACCCATATTCAGCAATGGCAGCTTGGTTAAAAACAGATGAAGGTATTGAAGTTTATAAATCAATACAGAAAAAACTAAAATAACAAGTGATTATAATTAAGGCGGCCACGCGCCGCCTTTTTAATATATATAAATATGGGAATTAATGTAAATACTGTTTACACTACAGTTTTAAGTATCTTGAATAAAGAACAAAGAGGTTATTTAACGCCGTACGAATATAACCTTTTAGCTAGTCAAGTTCAATTAGAAGTTTTTGAAACTTTCTTTGAAGACTACAATCAGTATTTACGTATGCCTAAAACAGATGAAGAATATGCTAGTAGGATAGAGCATATAAGAGACGAATATCAATTATTTGAAAAATTTGAGTCCGCATCAGCCAACACTAATCCTTCTAATGTATATACTTATCCAACTGATTTACATAGGTTAGGAAGTGTATTTTACAATGGCGTTAAAGGTTCGCCAAGAATACAATTAGTTAGTCAAAGAGAATTTAGGCAACTAAACATGTCACCGTTAACTCAACCGAGTGAAACATTTCCAATAGCAACATTTAAAGATAATAAACTAACTGTATATCCGCAGATAACTAATGGTAATCCAGCTGTTACTTCTGTTAGTGATGTTAAGTTTAGTTATATGCGTAAACCTACAGATCCACGTTGGGGATTTTATGTGGGTGACTTAGGCCAATATATATATGACTCTAGAACTTTTTCTACTTCTAAACTGATTATAGGACAAACTTTTACTGTTGCTCCATCTTTTCCAGTTGGAACTACAGCAGTTGCTGGAACTTACACTGGAGTAGTTACATCAACTAATGGAGCTGGAACTGGTTGTTTATTAGATATAACTGTAGCAGGATCAGGTACAATAACTTTATCTAACGCTAATACTACTATAAAAATTTCTACTTTAGATAACAGCTCAGGATATGCTGTTAATAACGCGTTGTCTGTTGCTGCTGGCGCATTTGGATCGTTAAACAATGGTTTTTCATTAAGACTTATAGAAGCAAAAGATTTAATGACTAAAACTAACACAACTCAAGGAAGTATTGATTATGAAATAGATGATTCGCAAAGAAATACTGTGACTATGGAAATATTAAAATATTCTGGTGTAATCGTAAAAGATCCTGGCGTAGTCAATGCAGCTTATAAAGAATTAGCTGAAGATGAAGCAAACGAAAAAAGATAAAACATGCATACATTAGGAAATCAAAAACAACAAACTAACTCAGAATATTATTCAGGTGAAGTAGCTCAATTAGGCGATGGTACTAATAGTAATTCAGTAACTTGGCCACAAACTTTACCACCGTTAATTTTTAACGATGGAGCAACTCAAACTTCTGTTGATAATTTTGACGTTTTTATTGACAATGTAAAGCAATTTGGTCAAGCTCCTTATAACTTTACTACTTCTTTAAGTACTACTATAACTAATGGTGTAGCTGTTCAAATATTAACTATAGGTACTGCTGTAGTTGTTCCAGCTACGTCTGTAATTAAAGTAGCTTTTATAGATCAAAGTAGATGGAGTAACTATGGAGGTTATCAATATACTCCATTAAGTGAAGTAGTTAATAACTTTATGATAAATTACGTAGGTACAGACAAAGTTATACCAAGAGTTAAAAGAACTGATTTAATATACCACGCTAAAAGAGGTATACAAGAGTTTAGCTATGATACGTTAAGAAGTATAAAAGCTCAAGAGCTAACTATACCTAATAACTTGTCTATAGTAGCTCCACAAGATATGGTTAACTATGTTCAGTTATCTTGGGTAGATCAAGCTGGTGTTAAACATATAATATATAATACTAGATTAACAAGTAATCCTACAGCTCCAGTAATACAAGACGATCAAGGTGTTCCTACTCAAGATCAATATGGAAATAATTTAGAGTCTCAACAAGCTTTAATAAATGATAGATGGAGATCAGCTAACCAGAACAATATAGCAGGCTCAGCTGGTAGTGAAAACTTTACAGAGGCAGATGTATATTCTAACGCTTGGTATAAAAATGTTTATGGACAAAGATATGGAGCTGAACCAGAAGTTAGCCAAAAAAATGGGTGGTTTACTTATGATCCTAGAAGAAACGTATTTGCTTTTAGTAGTAATTTAGCCCAAAGATTAATCGTATTAGAATATATATCAGATGGTCTTTATAATGATGAGAATACTAAAATACCTAAATTAGCAGAAGATGCTCTATATGCATACATGTTATATGCTGTAACTTCAGTTAAACCTAAAGTACCTGAATATATTGTTCAAAGATATAAAAAAGAAAAAGTTGCTAAATTAAGAAACGCTAAAATAAGATTAAGCAATATTAAATTGGAAGAGTTTACTCAAGTAATGAGAGGTAAATCTAAATGGATTAAACACTAATTAAATGGCATTAGCGAAAAATATATTTATCAAGTCTAAGATGAATAAAGACTTAGACGAAAGGCTGGTAGGTAAAGGCGAGTACAGAGATGCTCAGAATATTAATGTAAGTAGATCTGAAGGTGATGACGTAGGATCTGTTGAAAATGTACTAGGAAATGAATTAGTAACTGATCTAACTACTACTACAATATATGATAATAGACAAGTTATAGGCCAATATATTGATCAAAGCAAAGAAAGAGGATTTTTTTACATAACTGATCATTACGATAGTTCAAGTACTAGACTAGGTAGTTTTGCAGGTAAAGGATCTACTCACTTAATAATAATGAGAGATTTTATAAATAATACTACTCATACATTAGTATCAGGTAGATTTTTAAATTTTTCTATTACCCATCCTATACTTAATATAGATTTAATTGAAGATTTATTATTTTGGACTGATGATAGAAATCAACCAAGAAGAATAAATGTAGATAAAGCTTTAGCTAGTTCTACTCATTACACTACAGAAGATAATATATCTGTAGCTAAATATAATCCATACAATGCTATAAGTTTAGTTAATGAATTTACTGTTACTGTAACTGGAGGTACACTAACTGGACCTGGTCCTTTTACTTTAAGCAATGCAGATTACGCTAAAATAAGACAAGGGCAGTTTGTAAAAATGCCTAACACAAACACTCAATCTACACCTTGTATTATTCAAAGTACATCAAATACAGCTAAAAGTTTTACACTAAATCAAGATTACGATCAAACAGACGCTACCGCTACTACTATAACTATATTAGAAACAGGTTCAAAAAATGTTTCAGACGAATTTACAGAAGCTACAGTGTTTGGAACAGCAGGATCTACTGTAAGTAACCTATCTGGAAACTTATACCCAAGTATGCGATTGTTTAATAGTAGAACAAAGTCTGTTATAACAATACTTTCATTACCTGGTTATACATTAGGAAATAATACTGCTACTGTTAGATGTTCTGTAGGTAGTGCATCATTAAACGAACTTCAAGAAGCTTTTCAAAATTTTCCACCAAGCACAAGCTCTTATAATGCTTTAGTTTATTTTGCAGACTACAACTCTCAATATTTATCTAACTTTTCAGGTGATACAGAATATTTAAGAGATAAGTTTGTTAG